GTCTTCACGCTTGACACCGCCCGGCTTGTTTAATATAATTAAAGGCATGACTACCACACAACTTACGCAAGCCCGCCTGCAAGACTTGGTCAACTATGACCGCAATACCGGCATTTTTACATGGAACATGACGCGGCGGCGATGTCGTTCTGGCGATAAAGCCGGATGCAGCATGCAAAACGGGTACACCGGTATTCGGTTGGATGACACGTTGTACACCGCGCATCGATTGGCCTGGCTGTACGTCCACGGCGAATGGCCTGCTCGCCAACTTGACCATGTCAACGGAGTCCGCGCCGACAACAGACTTTGTAACCTGAGAGAAGCCACAAACGCTCAGAACGCGCAAAACCGTAAACGGGTAGACAACAAAAGCGGCTTTCCGGGCGTCCGCAAAGAAAACAGCAAATGGCTTGCTGAGATCAAAGTTGACTACAAACCGATTCGACTGGGTTTGTTTACGACGCCCGAAGCCGCGCACGATGTGTACCTTAAAGCCAAGCAAGAGTTGCACCCATTTAGCCGCCATCAATAGTTGCCTGCAAAAATATTATATCTTTGTCTAGAAGCTACAATGCTGTACGGCAGCGACATGATGTCATCCGGGTTGTTGATGCGCTTCAAGTTGCGCTTGGATGTCATGGCGATCCGCGAGACTTGCGGCGATGGCTCGACACCAAACTCAGCAGCGATCTCACAGGCCAAGCAGTACCGGAACGCCCGCAGGTAGCCTGGTGGGAAGGACAGCACCGTCGCCAGTGTGGCCGGTTGGGTCAACTCAGACACCGAGACGAAGTGCCACTCCAGCACCTTGGTTGGCACCGGGTAGATGTACATTTCGATGTTGGGGTAGGTCATGTTGACCCAGATCACCTGTGGGTAGGTGCTGGTCACAGTCTTTACCGCAATGCCGTTGTACTGCTGCTGGTTGAGAATCTTGATGCCAAACGAGATGTTGTTCGCGGGGTCGCGAAAGTACGTCGAATCGTCTAGCAGTACTGGCCGGTTGCCAACAAAGTCGCCGGTCGGGCCAAGCGTGCGGCTTGTGTACTGCACTGGCGCGGTGATGGTGGTGCTGCCGACTGACTGAGACGCGCTCACCGTGTAGGTGCCAACGCCCCCAGACCCGCTTAGATACGCGGTGACCGTAGTGCCAATGGTGACGCCAGTGCCAGTCAGAACCTGGCCTATTGTGATCGACCCCGTTGCTACGTTCGTAACGGTCATCGTCGTGCCGGAGATTGACGCGGTAAACGTGGTCTGCGTACTTGCAGGCCACAAGAACACCTGATCTTGGGTGCTGAACACCGCCAGACGCTCGGTGCTCCACGAATCGATCATCTGATTCATGGCAGTGAGCGCGTCCTGGGACGTAGCAGCGGAAGGCGTCTCACCCTCGGCAAGTTGGCCGATCAGGCGCAGCGCCCCGTTGATCTGGTCCCCGGCAGTGGTGGTCATTCAGACTCCTTGCGACGGCGCCTCAGTTCATTCACTGGTGCCTGCTCGCCCGGAGTATACCTTACCCAGCCGTTCTTCTCATCTTGCTCGGCCTCAAGTTCTGCCATAGCAACCTTGGTGCCGTGTACAGGGTGCTTCAGATAGATTACCACAGATCGCCCCTAGAATTTAGCCCTCCTGCGCCTTGTGAGCACAGGAGGGGAGTGCCTCGATTAGAGGCGGTACAACGCCCAAGTAGCATCGCCCGTTTTGCGAGCGCGGAAGCTAATTGAGGTGCCTGCGGTAGCAGCAACAGTCATAAGGCCTTGCGACCCAGAAGTGCCAATCGTCCAACCCGTAGCGGTGGTCATCGTGATGACACCAGAGCTTGAGCCATCAACGTTGATCACGGTGAAATCAAAGGCTGAGTTGTTGGGCATGCTGGAGAACGCAGCATCCATCAAAGCAGCAGTCGGCAACGTGTACGCTGCTGCGCTGGAGCCTGGCGAGCCAAGAAGAATCTTAGTCGCCAACTGAGCCGCAGTCAACGTAGCGTTGCCGGCAGCAATTGAAGTTGGCGTGGGTTGCGCAACAAACAGAATTTCGCCAGTGTTGCCGTCACCGAGTTGGTAACCGCCAGAACCATTAGGGAGAGCCATGATAATTTCCTTTTAAGAAGATGGTTGAAACAGGGCCAAAGCCCCATCTCAAGTTAGCCCCAGAGGCGCACGGCCATTTGCGGACGGATGACGCTGTACCCGTACAGAACGTCGATACGACAAGGCATACGGTCATTGTTGATGTCGTACTGACGAACAATACGCATCGAGATGCCGTTATGGACCTGGCGCGAAGCCATGTCCACACCTTGCGGCAGCAAGAGGTCAGCTGTAGCAAACGTGATCGCATTCTTCTGGTAGATCAGATTCTGCGGGTAGCCCGTGGAGGCCGCGCCGACGAAAGTGACCGCTGCGTTGTTCGCAGGGAAGGCGTCAATGGTTGCCAGCGCGTTGCTGGAGGTGTACATGGGCGGCGAAATTGCCATGTTTGCCATGTCAGCGCCGGATGCGGTCTGGGCAACGGTCACCACAAACTGCTGCAAACTGCCGGTCGACTGGCGGGTCTGCGGGTTGACGCTGTACACACCAGCAATCGTGAACACATCACCAACAGTAACGGTAGTGTCGCTGGTAAAGCCGTCCAGAGTGATGGTGGCCTGACCTTGGGTAAAGGTCGTTGCATTGACCAAGGTGGTGCCGGCGCGTGACCCAGTGGTGTGGTTCCCAATCGACTGCGACATGTTGACTTCGTCGTAGCCCAGAACGCCAGTGCCCATCATGCCTGCGGTGAACTGCCGGCTGATAGTAGACGTTGGGTTGAAGAAGCCCTTCATGCCCTCGACCAAGTTCGCATTGGCGGCGGGGTTCACCGTTGCGTAGCGGTCGTTCATAGGAGCAGCGTACTCGTTCAGCTTCTGGTTGCCTTGCAGCAGGACCAGCGAGGTGGACGGCGTGGTGCCAGGCGTGCCAACAGTCGAGAAGATCGACTTGTAGGAGTTGGCGACATCAGCGTCGATGCTGGAGGCCAACTGCGAGATACGGGGTTTGAGAACCCGTTCCGCGAAGTCGTCCAACTGCATGGTCAGTTCAGCAGATGTGAAGTTGACACCGATGTGCTTCTGGCTTGCGACCGTCAGCGTGGTGAACTGCTCGTTGTCGTCCTGAACTTGCAGGGCGGCGCCATCGGTCACCAGAGCACGGTCGGGCAGACGAATGCGCAGGGTGGAGCCGATCTTTGCGCCTTCAACGGCGAACGAATCGTCGTATTGGCGGTTGACGTTGCGGGTGAGCACCAGGTTGTTCTCGAGAATCTCGAGAGCCTTCCTGGTGATCATGTCAATGGTAAGAATGCTGTTAGCCACTTTGAATCCTTAAAAAATTAGCGGAGGCGAGCTTCCATCTTTTTTATCTGTCGAGCGCGGTCGGCTGCGATCCATTCTGAAGTGCTCATCGACTTGATGGAGCGGGGATCAGTTGTATCGTAGGTCGATGCGCCCTTGCTGCTGGCCGTGACAGGCGTAAAAGGCGGTGGAGCACTAGAAGTCTTTTTGACCATCGGTTCCGAGGCCAGTTTGGCCTCGATACGTCCGATCTCTTTGGCTTGCACATAAGGCGCCAAGCGGGAAATACGATCTGCTTCTTTCGGGTTGGCACCGAGGTAGTAGGCTACATCAGGGCCAATATCCGACGATTGGATCGTCTGTGCCATCACGGTCGTGATCTTGAGGCTTGGATTGTACGCGACCTGTTCAAAGTCATCGTACTTGTTCCGTGCCTCTTCTTCCCTGTCGTGATAAGCACCGAGAACTTCTGTCTGCTGGCGCTGCACATCCCGTTCGTAGAGTAGCTGCTCGGCCTTCTTCATCGCCAATGCATCGGCGTAGGATTCAGTCGAGTCAAACTGCTCTGGTCTTGGATCAGCAGCGACGACAGGGGCAGCAACTACCCGCTCTCGTTCCCACTTTCGTTGCTCGCGTGCGAGCCTCTTTCCTATCGCGGCATCCAACTCTTCTTGAGTGAACGCCTTTACCGGCTGTGCTTCTACGGGTTCAGGTGCCGCCGTGGCTTCCTGTTCCGGCGCGGGTACTTCCGCTAGTACTTCTTCAGACATTGTGTGAATCCTTCGATTCCCTGGTGAGCCGCACCAGTACGGTTGTTACGGATTAGCCTGAGCCTCTTCGTATTTGAACACTTCCTCGACAGTTGTGGCGACGTAGGTGTTGCTGCCGGATGCGTTGTAGCTCGCTGAACTGCTGCGCACCTTGAAACCGTTTGCCAGCTTGTCGGCATGGGTTCCAAAAGTTACTGCGTTGCCGTTGATGGTCATCGCCGTGGGGGTTCCGTTCAAGAACACAAACGGGCCGTCCGTGCTGAGGTTGCCGGTAAACGTGCCGCTGGTGGTGACTGTGCCTGCTGCGATGTTGAAAGTGTTGAGTGGGAGGAAACCGGTGGGGGCGGTGTAGGTGAAGGGTCGCTGGCCGAAAGTAGCAGATACAAAACCACTATTGTATGCCCCGAACGAGGGAGTAATAATTTTTGTAGGTGATGGAGTCCACGCACCTACCGCCCCTGTTTTTGAAGCACCGCTAGTTGGCACGCCGCCATTTAGAGCAGTACCATTTTTACTCCAATAAATTGCGCCGTTATCGCAATCAAGAGACAATCCAATTACATCTCCTGTTGTCCATGAAGTTATGCTTCCAACAGTTCCTCCATAAACCGTACCTGATGCTCTTGCGCCAACTCCGTAAAGCGAAGTAGTTGATTCTCCGTTAAGAAGAGAAAGTCCGTCTATATTTTGTGTAATAACCCCGCAAGTTTCTGAGCCGATTGTGCCTTGGGTGTATTCCCAATACCATTTACCACTGGTAAGTTTTCCTACAGTCGCAAGAACTAAAGCGGAATCAGTTGCAGTATTCCCTGTAACAGTTAAGTTACCATTTGATAAAGTAACGTAAGAACCAATTTGCAACGGATTCAACACAGCATAGTTCGCCACCGTAGTGCTGGTCAGTGTCGGCACATCAGTCAGTGAGTCGTATGTTGACCCGGCTGTGAGGCTGATGTTGTTGGGTGTCCAGTTGTTGGCGTTGCCGCTGGAGTCTGCTGTAAGGACCGTGGGGTTCAGGAACGGGGATTGGACAGAGGTGACCACTGTGCCCACGTTGGTGATGGTGAAGGCGTTGGTGCTGTTGTCTACGATGGTGGCGTTCTGTAGGGTCAGCAGGGATGTGTTGGTGATTGCAGTCAGTGCAGTAGTGGGTGGGACAAAGTTGGCGGTGTAGACCGCTGTACCCTTGACTACCCGGAGATTTGATATGTACCCAGGGAAATAGCTGCTAGCATTCTGAGCGCCAATGAAAACCGCAGACAATGTAGAAGCCACTAAACTGTAACCCGTAGTTGTCCCAGTTAACGATTGAGAAACACCATTAAAGTAAATAGTAAGCGTTCCCGCGTTAAATACAACCGCAACATGAGTCCAAGTGTTAAGAGAAAT